CCACATAGCAATGGGAGCAGTATTAGGACTTGCGGCTTATGGTCGTAGCCAAGAAAAGATAGCAGGCCGGTCATGATTATACAATCGTTAGCGGATTACCAACTAGATGTAAAACTGGTTTGGTTAGAACCAGATCTAGTTCAAGTGGTGTTTCAAAGACAAAGCACGTCACAAGAATACTCACCACAAGAATATTTTATGAAACCTGAGGAACTGGCTCAACTGGGTGAATACATCACAGATTTTCTCTGTCAATAAAATAATCTCGGATTGAAGAAAACACAAGTTCCAATTACCATTAAGTATGGGTATGTTAGAATCTCTTACTCCAAACAAATGGTATCCCGCTTACAAAGGTCGAAATCGGTCATATCGAGCACCGTACCCCAGTCCCCAAAGTATATTACGCAGATCGGTTGCGGTCGATGATTATAAATTCATCAGTGAAATGCCCAACACAGAAGGTATTCGTGCCGCAGTGATCATGCCGCTAGATGTGCCTTTTGGTCATTTGTTAACAGAACCTTGGTCATTGGTTTTTTATCATACTGAATGGCGCATGATTATAACCAGCACATATGATCAGATGCGTTGGATTGATGTGGCCCGAAGTTCAGGATGTATTGCATATCAGGTGGGGCATACCAAGACTGTGACTTATAAATGGTCACCACCAGAGCTGGATGAACATGGCATAAAAGTTCGTCAAAGTGGTCCATTAAAAATACTTGTGCCCGCTGACACTGAGTACAATCCTCGCTTACAAAAGAAAAGTTATGATCGAGAAAGTTTAATACAGGATCTTAGAATAGATCAGTCAAATCATACCCAATTGGGAATAAAATATGGCCTGACTAGAACGTCAGTTTTAAAAGTTGCCCACGATGCTGGCATTAGAAAGCGTGGCCCAGCCCACGGACAAAGTAAATTAAATGGCCAGACCTAATCCTAATATATTATTACAAGATGTAGATCCAGATGACCAGGCCTACGAAGTTTGCGAAACCGATTGCATCTATGCTGTGTGCTATCAGGGCAGACCTGTGCAAATAAGAAAACGCAATTTGCAATTTGCCTATCCAGGTGCCAAGTATGCGAAGACCAGTTTTCCAAATTCAGGTCATGCTTTCAACTTGGCCGAGAGACTCAATACAAGATTTGCTACTGATGAATTTTCAGTGGCAATCATGTCAATAAGCAGGTTTATTGAAGAATAACTCAAGTTAGAGGGGTTTTGAACAGAGCAAGCCACCATGTCTAGTACTACCGGGTGATTTTGTTGTTTTTGAGCCAAAATACCCTAGTCTAGCGGTGCCGCTAGAGGCGATTTTTCAGTGTTTTGGACAATAAAACAACGGTTTTTAGTGGTTTTGTGTGTAAAATACAACAAAATACACCAAGAAAACGGTTGCCCAAAACCTCGAATGGCCGTATAATAAACACATGGACAGCAAATAAGTGCTGTTCATAACTCAACAAACAAATTGGAGTATAAGATGATTAAAGATAGTTCACGCTTGCGTAGTTTTGCCAAAGATGTCATTGGCTGTTCTTGTCGCAATACCATAACTTTTAAGGGTCATGATTATGTGGTTTCGTTTGACTACACTGGTGATGATGAAGTTTATGATGATGATGGTTGTAGCCCATTTGGTCTTGTGGTATTCACACCTGATCGTGATGATAAAACACATCCACATTATAGTCTAGGTTGGGCCTATTCTTATTATACTGAAAATGGTAAAATCGTTGATTTTGATTATCATCCAGAGTTAGAGGTGGCATAATGAATCCCATATTTGAAACCAAAGCCATAGAATACAGCAAGAGCCGCAACGAATGGGAATACCTAACTGTTGATGGTGTTCAGTATCGTGCTGACATTGAGCCAGATCATGACAATGAGGATGAACAAGGTTATCCCATATTTTATTATGTTATTTTTTATCGCACTGCGAGCAAAAAAGGTGATCCAGCCCAGGGCGATAATTTACACTGGCATTACGCTTTGACCGTTCATTATGATGATGGAGAAGTGGTTGATTGGGATGATCGTAGTTCATGGACCGCTAAAGATTGGGGAGACGCATAATGAGCACAGATTACATACCAAGTGTTGTAAATCTACAACAACCCGTCTAAATCACGGGTTTTTGGTTGACCAAAAGACCAAAACCGCATATAATAAACACATACACACACAAACAGGAGTTAGCGATGAAGACATTTAAGATTACCGTTCCTTACACTTACATGGTATCAGGCACATTTGAGCATGAGATTGATGAAGATCAAGTGTTAGAACACTTTGAAGTAGATAGCCTAGACCAGATAGATCCAGCAGAGTTAGATTCATTCTTGCGTGAAACAGCAGATGATGAAGCCTACGACATTAGCGACAGCGATATCTGCTTGCTGGTTAGTGAGCAAAAAGGTCTTGAAACATATCCTGACAACATTGAGATTGAAGTTGAAGAAGAGGTGGCATAATGAATCCCATATTTGATATCAAAACGCCAAATATGACCGTGCGTGATTTGCGTAATGCTTTATCAGCAAGAATGGAATACGACAACGAAGTAGCAGATTTTTCTGTAAACTTTGATGATGGTCTAATCATACAAGACAATGATGGAGTTGATTGGTATATTACTTTGGAGGTGGCATAATGAAACTTCACTTTAGTATCGTAGCCACTTTAGTACTAGGCACCACAGGCTGTGCTCAGATAGCCTTATACCATGACCAGCAAGACATGTGCCAAGTGGGTGCTGTGAGTGAAGCTCGACGAATTGAACTGGGTAGGCCTGTGGGCTATCGTGCTCCAGACTATTGTCGTGCAGGCACCAGCAGGTCAGTTACCACATACTTGTACAACAACTCAGGTGTAAAGACTGGCACAGCAGTTACCCGCTATTAAAAAAAGTCAAAGAAAAACGCCCTAGTAGATAAGAATGACCAAAAACTTATCTATACGCGGCGATCAAGACCGCTCAGGCGAGATTCTCGGGTTATCGAGCGGAGAACTCTTCGGGGCATAATTAAAAAAATGACTAAAAAATTATGCAATGATAACCCTGTAACCAACGATTGCTGTCAGTGCATACAGTAATTATGCCTTAACCGTTGCCGAATGTCAAATCTAAATTCGCCGTTTTTTGGCCATTTGAGCACTTGCTTTTTGTTGTCAAGGTAACTATAATGTAACAACAACAAAGGTAAAAAAATGACACATAGTTTATACATATTAACAACAGGAACGGGATCAGATACTGCACCGTTTTATGTTGGTTGCACCAACGATCCAGCCAGACGAGAAAGCGAACATCGCACAAATCCTTTCAATCCAAACCACAATGAATATAATACTTACAAGTATCAATTTATTCGTCAGTTACGAGAACAGGGCCAGGAGTTTGCATTCGTAACATTACACACAATTGAAGATGATAGAGATTCAGAATATGAGTGGATCTTAAATTTTGCACGGGCCAATCGTACAGCAGGCAGAACATTCATTGATGGGCATCCGCTGACCAATATGAAAGCAGGCGACTTCCTAAGCGAAATATTGAATCGTCCAGAGATTCGCACCAGCACAGATATAAAACAATATCGCACTAGACCCAAAGAAAATCGTATGACTTCTTATGAACGAGATTCATATGAAACTCCAAGTCCCAGTGCCAGTGCCAATGAGGCTTGGCTTCGAATCAAGGCCGAACTTGATGCTGTCAAAAAACCAGTGAAGAGAGTGTCATGGCAAGAAACAGAAGCAGATCCAGAACGAATAGCTAGAATGGAAGCACAGACTCGTGCTATGATGAGTAGGTGGCTAGCAGAACAAGAGGCTGTCGCTAAATAAAGTTGTTAGTGCAACGCTAACACTTCTTGTCGAAAAATCTTAACCAACATAGGAGCTTCTGGCTCCTATCGCGGTGAGTACAGAGTTAAGATGCTTTACTCCCGTCCTTAGCAAGTAAGGTCGGTCCTACGACAAGAAGGAGACATGACAATCTCCCAGGGCCATAAAAGTCACACTATAAAAATAGTGTAATTACCAACCTACGGAGAAAGAATGTTATTATGCGAGTTAGTATAAACCCAAACATTATAGGCAAGCCACCTAGACATGCTGATATTGATTTAGGATTCAATTGGATGAATATTGAAAGTAGTTGGGCAGAAATATTTGAACTGATTACACAGGATGGTTTTGCCACCAGTGCTGAACTGAGCACAGACAACAGACGAGAAGCAAACTTTGTCAGCAGGCAACTACTAATGGTAGACGTTGATTCAGGTATGACTATCCCAGAACTGTTAGCGAATGCTTTTTATAATCAGTTGGGTGCTGGTTTCTACGCCACACCCAGTTTCACACCAGAACTACACAGGTTCCGCATTTGCTTTCGATTAGAATCTGCAGAAACTGATCCTGGTCGTTTACGGAAAATAAATCGTGGCCTGTTGCGAGTATTTGGTGCGGCAGATCAGGCATGTAAAGATCCTACACGCCTTTTTTATGGCACACCCGATTGTGTGTTATGCGAACGCACAGATCAGTTGTTGACAGAAGACATTGTCCAACAACTGATAGACATCGTTGATGAACATGATCGTGCCAACGCAGAAGCAATGACGCAATACTCAGGTAAGAATATACCAAAATTAAATAATGAACTACGACAACGCATACTTGATCTACTCAAGCAAACTTATGTTGGCAGTTATCCCTTGTGGCGCAATATTGGTTGGGGCTTGAAAGCAGGAGGCTTTGCTTTGTCAGACTTTCAATCGGTGACCACAGGCATGATGAGTCAAAAGACTCCTGGTGATGCGGCACAGGTTTGGAATAGTAGTAGCCCTGTTGGTCGACCAATAACAATGGGAAGTGTAATACATTTCTTAAAAGAAAAGCATGGAGCAGATTGTTTACGACCTAAAACAGACATTGAACATCACATCGATTACTTGAACCAGATGGCACAGGTAGCAGAAATAGAAAAATATATTAAGGAATTAAAAAATGGATCAGTCAATTAAAGATATGCTGGCGCAGTTGCCAGCAGACCAAATGCAAGCAGTAATAGATGCTATGATGCTCAAGCAAATAAGATTTCCAGACGTTAGCGACAAGCATGTTCCTAGACTGACTTTGCAAAATCATAAAACATTATTTGCACATTATAATGTCAGTATTCGTTATAATGAAATGACCAAGGATTATGAAATTGTTATCCCAGGCAAACATTTTCATAAAGATACTGAACTTAACGCCAAGATAGCACAACTTAGAGACTTTTGTCACACACAAGGGTTGGGCGTTAGTGAATTGGAATCGTTTGTGATTCTAATAGGCAATGAAAATTCTTATCATCCAGTTAGAGACTTTATTGATGCACAAGTATGGGACGGTCAAGACAGATTACACGAATGGTACAACAGCGTGGAATTGATTGCACCCAACGCCATGAAAGAAATCATGATGTACAAGTGGGCATTGAGTGCAGTGGCTGCCTTGTATCATGATGGATTCAGTTGTGAAGGTGTGCTGACATGGCAAGGTGTGCAGGGGGTAGGTAAAACTGTACAAATTGAAAATATTATTCCGCGTGAGTTCCACAATGTATGGAACAAGGATGCTGTTGTATTAGATATGGGTAACAAAGATACTGTGTTCAAAGCCCTGGGTTACTGGATTACTGAAATGGGAGAAATTGATGCTACTTTTAAGAAAAGTGATATGGAAGCACTCAAAGGCTTTATCACTGAAAAAATAGATGTGCTACGCCCTCCCTATGAACGCAAAGCCAACAAGTATGCAAGACGAACTGTATTTTACGCCAGTGTGAATGAAACTAATTTTTTACAAGATGAAGAGAATAGACGATTCTGGGTTTTGCCAGTGCGCGGATTTGCTCATGCTGAAATTGATTGTGCTCAATTTTGGGCACAATTAAAACATTGCTACCAGCAGGTTCAAGATCGAATTCGTACTGCCAGTGATCGTGAACGCTATCAAGAATGGGGTTGGTTTATGAGTCCTGTAGAACGCAGTCGAATGAAGCCACTACAACAACAATTTCGGAGTGCTGATCCAATTGAGCAGACCCTGGATGCAGGTGTTATTTTATCTATTGGACCACTGGGTGCGGGAGAGTGGATGAACGCCACAGAAATATTAGGAGCCTTGGGATGGGGCAAGCCCAGCAAGCGTGATTTGAACATTGCAGGCAAGTGGATGAGAGCCAATGGATATAGTGCCAATAGTAAAAATCAATACCGGGTAGAACTACAATATCCAGATCATAGTTATAAATTTCCAGGTGATGAGGCTGTGTTGGCCAAGTCAATTAGGAACAGAAAGCCACCCACCACAGGGAGATTTGACTAAAATGGACTGGATTTGTCCAAAAGAAGATGTAAAATACATCAACTTTACATCTTCTTTTACATCTTCTTTTTGGACTTTTTCACGTCTGCTGATGTCGCTAGAGGCGATTTACATCAACTACAGTATAAAACACATAAAAAAATATAATATACAAAGTATAGCACATGCTGTGACTAGAATAGAAGATGTTGATGTAGTTGATGTAAAATTTAAAAGGAAACCCAAATGATAGAATACCCAATGAGCAACAGAGACGCCATGAGAAGCGTTATGGTGCGAGTGCCAGCGGCACAAGTGCGATTTGTGGATCCTGTGCTGAATCAGTTCTTTGCAGATGAACGAGCAGGACTTTGTCGGGTAGAAGTACGAAGACTGGCACCCACAGTCATGCCTGCAGATGCTCAACATCTAGTGCGTGTGAGTTATGACGATCCAGAACTTGAAATGATTCGTCGGTTATCATGTTGATAAGTAAGAAGTGAAATACACAGTTGATTTTGAAGCACCAGATCTCGCCGTAGAAATAGAATGTTTTGAATCACGCACAGACAATGAGAACAGAAGAAAATGAACGAAGAATCAAACGAACGACCATATAATAAACCTGGCCCACAAACAGGCCATTGGGCTGAAGTGACCAAGATGGGCATTGTGATTGGCCGTAATAAAACTGTAGTGCCACCAGATGAAGTAGAGCATCAAGCCAGTCTAGGCTGTACTGATAGAGAAATTGCACGATACTTTGGAGTCAAGGATGATACACTGAGACGCCATTTTGCTGATTATCTTATAAAAGGTCGTCACAATTTAAAAACCAGTCTGCGTCAAGCACAACTGCGAGTGGCCTTGGATGGCAATGCTACCATGCTGATCTGGTTAGGTAAAAATATTTTAGCACAACAGGAATCAGGATTGCCAGCAGATGATGTTCGTGCATTACCCTGGACTGACGATGCAGATGCTGATGCCACAGATGATGTAGATGATATAGATGAACAAGTAAAGGAAACCCAAGATGAAGATGCCTGAACAATTGGAACTTGATATTGAATTACGCCGTCAATTGTTATTGACTGTCAAAGTCATGGGAGGCTTTTATAGTCTGGCCTTGTTCACCTTGATTGGATGGTTGGCTGTGCAAGTGATTGAATTAGTTCGTGCCGTTATCTAACAAGCAACAACAGATAGCAGATTGCTCAACTCGTTTTAGAGTTTGCGTTGCAGGTCGACGTGCAGGCAAGACGCACCTGGCCATGCGTGAACTGGCTCGCTTTGCCCGACAGCCCAACAGTATGGTATGGTATCTAACAGGCAGTCGCCAACAGGCCAAGAGTCTAGTCTGGAACAAATTAAAAAAGAAACTCACCAGCCTGAATTGGATTGAAGACACCAATGAAAGTGAACTCAGCATCCGCTTGATCAATGGCAGTCAGATATGTTTGAAATCAGCAGAGCAAGGTGACAACCTGCGTGGTGAAAGTTTAAATTTCATTTGCATTGATGAGTTCTGTGACATTGACCTTGACACTGTATGGGCACAGATCATCCGTCCCAGTATCAGTGATAAGAAAGGCCATGCCTTGTTCATTGGAACTCCCAAGGCTGGCAACCAAGCTGCCAGAGATCTGTTTGACAATTATCTAACAAAGAAGAACTGGGCGTCATTCACCTACACCACTGAACAAGGTGGCTTTGTGGATGCGGATGAGATTGCACAGGCTCGTGAAGACCTTGCACCCAAAGTGTTTGCTCAAGAATATCTTGCAACCTGGACCAGTTTTAGCGGAGTTATCTTTGGTGAGTTTGGTGATCACAATGTCACAGAAGTACGCAAGCCTGGGGAGACAGAACCCATATTCATTGGCGGAGATTTTAACGTCACTCCCATGAGTTGTGTGATTGGTCGTCAGACTGGCACAGGCATTGAGATATATGATGAGATATATCTTGACAATAGTAACACCACAGAGATGATAGCGGAGATAAGGGGTCGTTATCCCAGGAACCCTGTTGTGTTCTTCCCAGACCCAGCAGGCGTTGCTAGAAAGACATCAGCGGGTGGCAACAGTGATATTAGACTGTTGGAAATGGCTGGCTTTCAATGTCGTTACCATAGACAACATCCATTAGTGCGTGATAGAATAAATGCTGGCAACAGTTTGTTCTTCAAGAGACCAGATGCCACAACAAGATTTGCAATTGACCCTGCTTGCAAGAAGACCATTGCCTGCTTGAAGAACTGGAGTTACAAGCCAGACTCAATGACACCAGATAA